CATTAACCACAACCAATCTAGTTGTGTCAATACCTCTGCTCTCCAATAAGGATCGTGTGATTGCAGCTTCAGTATCGAAATACAAGCAATATCCAGTAGGATTATTATCAAGAAAATTCTTAACCATAGCCAAACTAAAGAAAGTTTTTCCTGTAGAACTTTCACCTGCGATTGCAGTAATCTTGTTACCAGATACACCACCAAAGATACTACCACTAACAAGAGCATTAAATATGTACGAACCTGTGTCAACATAAGTTTCAGTTTCGTCAATATCTGATGCCAGTTGTGTGTATTCTCCACCAATTTCTTTTACAATGTCTTTAAGAAAATCCATAATTATTTACCATTTTGATATTTGTAATTGAACCAATATGACCAAAGTTTATTATATAATTGTTTGTTTGATTTAACTTTTTCAAGTATATAATTAAATTCTAGTTCAGTAATAGGCAAATCCATTAAGAAAAAAATAATTCAAGGTTGACAGTTTTTTCAACATTCCATCCAATTGCATCAAGAATTGACTTAAGTGGATCTATAAAACTCTTTTCAAATTGTAGTTCATAGTCGATATATTTGTCAAGACCAAGTTCTTTTGGGAAATCCTGTATAAAAGAAATTACATTTTCTTGAATAATATTCGGTTTTTTCAAAAAAATAAACTTGACCTTTTCACCATTACCAATTAATGAATACTTATTGGTAAGATTTTTATTTTTAATATAATGATTAAAAAGAAGTGCTCCACGAATGTGAATAGGAGTTTTTGGTGCATAAATGTTCGAAGAGGAATAATACTTGCGGACATCAGATGCTGTGCGAGGAAATGCAATCTGTTCTGGTGGAAGTTTTTTAAACTCACAACGGCACTTATCAATAAACTCAATCACTTGTTCTTCAGTTCCACTCATCATTAATTTTAACCCATCCTTAATCATCTGACGGCAAGGTGCAGGAGTCGAAGATTTAACTGCCTCAATACCCATCATCTTCAGTTTGGGTTGATCATAACGAACACCCTCACTATCCCAAACATTCAGGATATAACGCTTCTTGGCAGTCCAGATTCCACGGTCGGCAATATTTTCACGCTTCATCTGCATCTTCTGGTCATAGGCATTCACATAGTCCGCCAGTTCTTGGTAGCAACCTTCAATATGTTTTTCAAGTTCCACCTTAGCGACCTTATCAAGGAACGAAACAACGCTTTCAGTAGTTTTCTCTCTTCCCTTGTATATAGTTTCCACCAAAGGACCCATATTAAGATAAATGGAATCAGTATCAGAAGCAATAACATAATCAACATCCTGTGTCTTAAGAACTTTGTTTAGGTACTTGTTAATCTTATCTTCAACCCAACGAATTGAAACTTGCCCAGAAAGAGTAATTGCCTCAGCATTTGCTAATTTAAAATAACGGAAGTACTGATTGCCAATAGCACCATAAGCACTATTAAGTTGAATCTTCCTTGCCATTTGGATGTTGTTACACCTTGCAATCTCCTTTTCCAGTTCTTTAGTTTTCTTCTTCTCATATTGTTGCTTTGCCTCAATCATTTTCTTCTTATAGATGGTTCGATCTTTATAAATCTTTTCCATCAGTTCTGGAAGAAATCCACGAACATCTTTACGATACATCGCACCATTTGCACAAACAGCATATTCTTTATAAGGTTCAAAATCAATCTCTTGATTCAAAATCTTATCCACAGTTACTGAAGGATGCCTTTGTTCCACCAAAGTTTCAGGGCTTATGTTGTATTGCATAATTAGGTGAGGATATAGAGAGTTAAGGTCAAAGTTAACCACCCAATCATACACACCAGGAATGGGTTCTTTTACATAAGCACCAGCATACTTGGAATCTTTATCTGAACGTTCTTTAGGAGGAATTACAATATTTCTTTTTTTAAGATAGTTGTAAATAATTGTATCCCACATCCGAACTTGAGAAAATACATCCTCATAGTTTGCTTTGGCATCATATGCCATAGTAATAGCAAGTTCAATTAGTTTCATTTTGTCTTCCAAACGGTCAACAAGTTCCACGTCCTTGATGTTGTATTCTACAAATTTCTGCCAACCTTTGGTATAAAAATCTTTAAAAGTATCAAACTCAGAGTGATCCAACTTTTGTTGAGATAATTCCACACTTGCAATATGATCCAAACGATAAGATTCTTGTGCTTTATATGTAAATTTTTTATAAAGATCGAGATAATCTAACTGCGAAATTCCTCCAATATCATAACAAAGATGTTTACGTCCAGAGATATAGGTTTCATCTTCAGTTACAAGTCCCCAAGGCGATAAACGTTTCATCAATTTTTCACCAAGAACACGATCTATACGACGAACCAAATATGGAATATCATACAACTTACTATTCCACCCAGTTACAACTTCTGGTGTATTGGATTCAATCATCCACCAATTAATAAAATCATTTAAAAGATCATATTCATTAGAAAATGATCGATACTCAACATTTTTTTGTTTATTTTGGAAAGAACCTTTTCCCCAAGTACGAATTTGTTTTGAAGAATAATCTTGAACAGTAATCAAAAGAACTTCTTCGGCAGCAGATTCTACATCAGGGAATCCATTTTCAGATGCAACCTCAATATCAATTGTAGTTACTTTAATCTTGCTGATATCAAACTTAAGTTCCTCTTCGGGATAAATGTCTGAAATGTACTGATAAATGTATTGAGTATTTCCAAAGATTTTAAAGTTTTGTACATTCTCATACTTTTTAACAAATTCTCTACAATCACGAACAGATCCAGGTTGAACTGATTCTACATATTCTCCATTTAAAGTTTGATATTTAGTTTTTTTATTGGCAGGGACAAAAAGAGTCGGGTTAAACTTCTCACGAGTCATAAAATGTTTTCCATTTTCATAACCACGAACTAAGAAGTTATCCCCGACCATCTGGACGTTTGTGTAAAATCGCATTATGCAATAATGTCAATGTATTTTTTAATAATATCTGAATTTGGATCAATAATTGTAAGAATACTGTCAGAATTAACTAATATTTCATCTTGTTTTGTATAGTCAGATAACCATCTATCCAAATATAAATTATCTAATTCTTTTTTTATTTCACAAGGTTTAATTAATTTACAATTTGGATCACCAAGTTCAGATTCAACTTCTTCAATTTGGGATACAACTACTGTCCCATTTTTAAAAACAATAGACTTAATTGTTGCTTCCATCAGTACTTTCCTGTTCAGTTAAATTTTCATCGGTTTGTTCTACATCACCATTTGGATTGTACATTTTTTCTAGAGATTCAATAGGATCAACAATAGTTACAACCCAATCAAAAGGAACTACCATTTGATTGCTTTTGGATAAAAGAATCCATTTAGTTAACGAAACATTAACAACACTAGATTCTTTTTGTTCTTCAGGAACTAATACTGGAGAATCATAAAAAACTCTCTGAGGATTAGTAAATAGATATCCATAAAGTTTTTCTTCCTGAAGAACTTCTCTAACATCAGAAATAATTGTTTCTCCAGATTTTAACAGAACTAATTTTAAAGTCATGATTTTAAAAATTATTGTGTGTATATTTTAGCAAAAAAATGGGGGAGTGTCAACTGGATTTTGCCAGTTGCTCCCCTGCGGCGACGATATTCAATACTATTTATCACTCACGCTTTCTTTTAAAAGAACATACTTTTTTACCTGGTGCCATTTTATAATCAACTGTTTTACCATAGCAATTTTCTTTAGGTTTAACATATGCATCAGTTGCACCAAAATCTCCCACCTTTTCATCAAGTATCTGTAGAAACTCCTGAAACGATATCATATACTTTCTTTTTCTGATGTTCTGGAATAACTCTATTTAGTTTAATAGTGAGTAATCCATCAACAAAAGAAACATCTTTAACTTCTACATCGTCAGATAAAGTCCAGGTACGAGTAAATGCTCTTTTAGCAAGTCCTTGATGTAGATATTCATCATAAGAATCTTCAACTTTTTTTGCGTCAACAAAAAGTTTATTCCATTCTGTAGTAACTTCAATCTCTTCTCGTTTAAATCCAGCAAGAGCAATTTCTAATCTAAAAGTAATACTATCTTCCTTTACAAGATTGTACGGTGGATAATTTGTATGCGTTTCAAACGCACTATCAAATCTTCTAAACCACTCATCCAATCCAATACTATTTCTTTGAATATCAGCAAGATACTTTGCAGTTTCTGGTACTGAGAGTGTAAGCGAACTTGTTCCAAACATAGTAGACCTCCTTAAAGCGTCTGTAAGTTAATAATGTCCCCGAAGGCAACATCATTAGTATATATCAAGAACATAAAAAATGGGGAGTGTTGAACTCCCCACCTTTTTATTCGGTTTCTTCTTCTGTACGTTTTTTCTTAGAACCAATATTGTACTTGGTCTCCAAAATCCAATCTCCTTTGTCCTTATAGGCAAGGACTTTGATTTGATTAAGTGGAGCAATATCAGCAATCTTAGAAACATCGACGATTTCTACCAAACCCCAATCAGCAATCAATTGGGCAATACGATTACGACGCTGAACATCGTTTACCGTAAGATTTGCATGTTTACCATCAAGAGCAAACAGTTCTTTAAAATGTACAAGATAATACCTACCTTGCTTGTGCAGAATATGACAAGATTGATAGATTTTCTTTTCCTTGCGTGATGCAACTCCGATACGGGTCAAAGTCTCACGAACTTTCAGAAAATCATCAGGTTCATTGAGAATCACTTCAACCATTTGGTCGGGCGTCCACTTTACTTCAGGTTCTTGAACGACACTCATTTTGTTCCTCCAGTTTCAAATTTCGATTTAATAAATG